TGCGGTAAGAATAACACCAATCGCTATACCACCGATACTGGTCCATAACCACCAGATCGACTTGCGATTTGTCTTAATATTCTCTTTGTTCGACTCGGTATCTTTGATAACCGTATCGACCTTCTTTTCCAGACAATCGAGTTTGTTGTATATGTCCCGGTTTGTGATGCGGACAAATGTCTTATCTCCGTTTTCATCAGGCATTGAGGACGCTCCTCATGATCATTATTTCGATAATAAGCAGAATGACCAGCGCCATGAGCAGCGCCTTCCACTGTGGGTATGGTATTGAAAACCATGTTTTGCCATTCAACCCCAGTTCGTATGATCCTGCCTTATACGCTCTCCAGCTGCCGAGTTTTACATCCCTGTACTTCAATTCATAGATCACAATACCGGTTGCTTCCCCGGCAAAGAACATTGCGAGCCCCATCCATCCGGCTCTCATGACGCATATCGCAAGACAGATAAGACGTGCGCCCATATTCTCGACGCACTCTCTCCAGAAATGATATGTTCGTGAAAATTCTTTTGTGTGTGATCTCGAGATCAGCCACGTATAGCCCTCGGTTGCACCTTCTCCAAAATAGTATAGCTTCCGGCATACAAAGTATATGACCGGCAGCCACAATAAGATGAACCTCATTACATTATACATTCTTTTTTATCCTTTTGTGCCTTTTCGTGTTAATTCGTGGTTCATAACATTCAGGATAAAAGCCCTCTCAGCTATGGACAAGAGGGCTTATCTATCATTACGGCAGGTGTGGTATCTTATGTAAGAGTTTCGTGATATATGAACTGTCGGAAGTCGGTCTTCTCATCGACTATTTTCTCAGCTTTGATGGTTGCACTTGGTACCTCACCATTAACTTCTTCTTCCTCGATCGAGGGATCGACCGCAAGGATGACGATGCTTCTTCGCAGTTTCACATCTTCGAGCAGGAAGTCGCTTACAACACCATCGAGACCATCAAGATACCCCTGGTTTTCAGCAGAGAGATTCATGTGTTTAAGTTCGAAATTGCCTTTGTAGTTCAGCACCTTGTTCTTTGCGCCGCTGGAACCACCGGAGACCAGCTCCGTCTTATTAGGAGTGCAGGTCCTTTTAAGAGATGCATCTGATATCACACCAAGTGCGACCGCTTTATCACCTCCGTCAAAGGTCTCACGGAAGGTTTCGTAGTCCGATGCTGTGGTGATCGGTGTATATTCAGCAGCAGAACGTCTGAATACCTGGTATCGTGTCGACTTGAGACCTTTTTCACCAAATTTAGGTTCTGACATATTTTATTCCTCCATCTTTACATTCCCCTCTGTAGAGGGGTGTTCGCCAGCTGGCGAACGGGGTGTTCTCTTTTTCTTTATTTTCTCGTTACTATCCGACGTCTGGCGGATGGCAACGCCTTCAGTGGGCTCTTCCGGCTCTTCAACAGCAAGTTTCCACTTGATCAGTGTCTTGGCTTCGGATTTATTTACCCGGATGACAGAGCCCATCTGATGCCCCTTGAAATTGACCTGAGTGAGACGTATGCGTACCATTTTATGCATTGTCTCGTTTTGTTACAGCGTAGGTCTCTGTCTGTATCTTTCCGCCAAATACGCTGTAGATGTTCAGCTTATCGCTTGCGCTCCCTGCGGATGGTTCGATCTTGGTACCGAATTCCTTTTGACGACCAAATCCATAGGCAAGCTTGGAATAGAATACATTAACCTTCTTGTTTTGCGTGCCGGAGAGCAGTCCGCTTGAATTAACCAGCGGCATATCGCTGTAAAGCAGCACGTCAAAACCAAGCAATCGACCGACAACACCATCTTTCAGCGCTACCGTGTCCGGTATTTTATCTCTGCTGATGAAATCATCGATTGAATACAGATCGGATTCATGATCAGCATTGACAACAGCATAGCGTGCTTTGAGAGGTGCTCCAGCAGCATTGAGCGCTTTACGTGCATCCAGGAAGTCTGCTTTGCTGAGCTTGTTGTGTTCCGTATCAGCAAGAGTAAGTCTCTGCGCAACAGCAGTGTTCGTAATGATCTGCTGGATGATGAAAAGGTCGTAGGCATCGAGAAGTCCGTCTTTTGCATCTTCAGTATACAAACTCACCAAATCCAGGTTAGACTGTGCTTTCTCAATATCCTTGATAATGAGCGGAACGCCTTTTTCCTGATCGAAAAGGATCTGGAAAGCTGTCTTGCTGGGATTAACGAAATCATCATCTGCAATAGGCATGTCAACAGCGCTTACCTTGGCAATCTTCGGACCATTGTATGCCTCAGCTCTTGCACCATTGGTCAAAGGAGTGTAGTCCGTGACTGTGTTGACAATACGCTGGGTTGTAGCCAGCTCTTTGCGCATCTGTTCGAGGGTTTTATCTCCCCATAGTTGTGGATAGAATCCCATTGAATACCTCCTTATTTGACTCTATCGAGGTACGCATTGCGCAGCTCGTCGAACATTTCTGGGTTTTCATCTTTCATGCGAACGTACTCTTTTGGATCTGCGAGGAGATCCTCATACGTCACATTGCTTGTACCTCCGTTAGAAAGTGTATCTCGTTGTGCGAGATTCTGTGCTTTGCTGGATTTCAAAAAGCTCTCGAACTGATCATCAGAGAGTGAGAGTGCAAATTCTTTTTGTGAGGGAAACAGCTTTCCATCAGAAATTGCTTTATCCACTTTCTGGGCTTTGACCGTGTCGGAGAGCTTGGTGTTTTCAGATTCAAGGTCAGCATTCTCTTTCTTGAGATCTGAGTTCTCACTCAGCATCCCTTTGACCTTCTCGACGGCAGCGTCCTCAGACTCTACGCCGAGTAAACTCAATAGCTTGTTCATGGGTATTTCTCCTTTTGTTTGAACATTTATTTCTTTTGGAATATTTCGAAAATCCTTCCACACATGCCCATCGGGATTGAGAAAAGCAGATGCTTTCATCTCCCGGATGATAGTATCTACAAAACCTTTTTGCTGAGCTTCGGTTGCGGTGAGCCAGGTCTCCTCATCCATCATCTTATGGATCTCTTTGAGCTCGATCCCGGTCTTTTGCGCATACACATCTGCGATCTGATCCTCTAGTTTTTCAAGAAGTTCAGCAGTTTTCTCATGGTCCTTAGAAGTCCCCCAGGTCATGCCGGTCACATTATGGATCATGAACATCCCGTTTCTGGCAATACTCACCTGCTGACCTGCAAGTGCGATCACGCTTGCGATCGATGCTGCAATTCCATCGATGTAGGTCTCGATAATCTTACCGGCTTCTCGTTCCCTGAGGATCGCATTATATATCGCAAATCCGTCAAAAACTGATCCGCCTGGTGAATTGATATAGACAGCGATCACATCAGCTTTGATCTTCTTGAGATCCTTGATAAAATCGACTGCAGTGATTCCCCACTCCCCGATCTCATCATAGATGTAGATCTCTGCCACATCGCCGGACTGATTCTTGATTCTGTACCATGATCTTATTTTGGTTTTCATGGTGTCGTTTATAATTGAACCTGCGCACATTAAAAGAAAAAAGGTAAAAATTTTACCTTTTTAATTGAAATAATGACAAGGGAGTGCCATTTTTCCCTAAAAATCTAAGGTGGACAATATGTCGGATTGGATAAATGATACTCTCGATAATGTGAACTCAGCGATCGAGAGCTCTGATATTGAATACAATCAGCTTGAATCCTATGAGGGTCAGCTCGAAGATCTCCGGAATTTTGTGATCACTCCCCCGTCACTATTCACAGAAATAGAGCTTGGAAATAATCAAGCCGATCAATATCTCGATGTGGAAACAACACTGAATATCTATGCAGTGACGTCCCACATGAAAGGATCCACTGCCTCCTCGATGTACTCCCTTCTCGTACAGATCATGCAGCTGTTTCACAGCAAAGACATCGGAGATGAAACGATCTTCCTGTCCGGTTTCGAACGCCTGGCAATCATACCGGGTTTTTGTGCATATAGAGTCGCCTTCAAATTCGATCATAAAGGAGGATGATGAGTACCCCATACACTACCTACGCAATCGTGCAACGTGATCTCGGACAGCACTCAGCTCAGCTCTTATCAGACCTTGATGAAAGTGCAGTTGAAGAGATTATCACGGAGCAGAGCAAAATCATCGATGATATGATTCGAGACGTTGCCACAGTTCCCTTTGAAGCTGAGTCTGTCCCTAATATCATCAAAGAAATTTGTACAGTCATGGTGAAGTATCGTATCTGGACCAGGAAAGCAGCTACTGACATCCCGGATTATCTTCGGGATGAGTACAAGCAAGCATTCAACTTGATAGACAAAATCCAAAAAGGCAAAATTCCTCTCGAAGCCGAGGGCGACCATTCGGACGAAGAGGATGACCTACCGGAGGGTGGCGTATCGGACGATTTCAGATGGATCTCCGATGCCCGATATTTTGGCAGAACAATACCAGATTCCGAATCCTAATCCAGATCTGCTCAAGATCGTGGGGATAACTATCCGCGACCGTATTAAAAAGAGAATGCGGGAAGGAAGGATTAAGCCGGAGAGCAATAATGCCAGCAAAAAGGCGCTCATCGGAAGGACTAAGTCGCTGATCCGTTCAATACAATTCCAGCTGCACGGAGATCAGATCGCTATCGGTTCCAACCTGCACTATGCGAAGATACACCAGGAAGGAGGCACTATCGTTCCACGAAAAGCGAAGTTCCTCACGATCCCCCTTACAAATGCTGCACGGGTGCTTTCTGCACGTGATTTTGAAAACACCTTCATCCGTAACGGGATAATCTTCATGGCACGTGAGAATGACAAGCCGGTGGCTCTCTATAAACTGGTAAAGCAAGTGACTATCCCGGCACGTCCCTATCTCTTCATAGATCAGGCAGATAAAGATGTGATCACATCTCGAATTCAGGCATGGTGGCAAAAGCAAAAGTGAGGAAAAATGGCACATAAATATTCAATTGAATTTATTGATAAGATCAAAAGCCAGTACCAGTCAAAACCCTTTCCATCTGTTCCGGATCTTAGTCGTAAAAATAAGATCCCTCAAAAAACGCTCTATCGATGGAGAAATAAGTATCACTGGGACGAAGTGATCATCGAGAAGGCAAAGACCATGTACCTCGAAGAGCGCCAGAAACTTACCGAGATTTCACGTGTGCTCAATCGTACGGTCAATGAGATCTCGACATGGAAGAAAAAGGGTAAGTGGGATGCTGAGATCTTCATCATAGGCAATATCGGGCTCTCTCGAAAACTGAATGAAGAGTTCGTGAAAGAGGTTCGAACTGCACTCAAAGAAAATCGTATTGCTGAAGCTGCGACCGCCGATAAACTCACAAAACTTCTTAAGATCATCGAGCGATTGAATCCAGAAAGGATCAAGCTCGCAAATGTGTATCAGTTGCTTCAGGATCTCACCGAGTTCGTTTGCAATCTCGGAGACAATGACTTCTCCGAACTATTCAAAAAGTATCTTCCGGAGATGTCAGATTATTTGAGGGAGAAATATGCCAGCTGATAATCTTACACGTAAGCAATTTGACCAAAAGATACTCGACCTCATTGAGCTTATTCAGGAAAATACCGTCATATTCCCAAATGATACTCTTGAAATGAAACGAGAAAGGAAGCGTAAGAGTGCTGAAGATCCCTTCTTTTTTGCCAAAACCTACTTCCCTCATTACATCAAAAAACCTTTTGGTGACATCCATCGTGAATGGCATGAGATTGCTAATATCCCTGACAAGGTCACAGCGATTGCCGGTCCTCATGAGCATGGGAAAACCGTTCAGTTCGCAGTCTGGGAACCAATCTGGAAGATACTGCACGATCAACTGAAATTTGGTGTATTCATCGGTGAGAACAGAGACCTTGCAGTCGAACGAACTCATGCGATCCTGCTTGAGTTCCAGTACAATAAACGACTCCAGCATGATTATGGCGAACTGGTCAAAACCCAGAATCCAGATCCAAAAGACTTCACGCTTCGCAACAAAACACGTATTCTGGCTCTCGGATGGGGACAGCCAATTCGTGGTAAGATTATGAGGGGACAGCGTCCCGATTATATCCTTATCGACGATCTCGAAGATGACAAAGCGCACAATAAGCGTATCGCAAAAAACAAGCTGGACTGGATTCTCGGCGACGTGTACGGTGCAATCGAAACTGGAAAAACACCGGTTGTCTGGCTTGCTAATCTTACAAATAAAGACAGTGCGATCAATCTGTTCAAAATCGAATGCGAAGAGCATCCTTCAGAATTCAAGGTCTGTAAGATCTACAGAGCTATCAATGATGATGGTTCTCCCCTATGGGATGAGGGTTTCACTGTTGAGGAGCTCAAAAAGAAAGAAAAGGTCATCGGATCTGTGAGATTTCAGCGCCATTGGATGATGAACCCGATCATTGATGGCGAAATCTTCAAATCCGAGTGGTACAAGTACTTCTACCTGAATCAGTATAAGACAACAGGTAAGATCATTACACGTGTCGATCCTGCGCTCGGACAAAAGAAAAGCGATTATCATGCTGTGATCAGCGTCCATTTCGATGGTACGTCATACGACATTGTGGACTGCATGATCCGCAGGATCCCCATCCTGGACATGATCAGATACCTCTATGAGCTCGACAAAAGAATCAGTACAAGGATATTCATGGAGACAAATTTCTGGCAAGTTCTCCTCCTCGATTATGTGGACTCTGTTGCAGAGGAATACAAGTACTTATTGCCGGTAACCGGCGTCAATACAAGCTCAAATAAGCAGGAGGATATTCTTAAGCTTCAACCGCTATATCAGCGTGGTAAAATAAGACATCCTATCCCGAAAGATGATGATGTTAAACTGCTGGAAGAACAGCTCGGTACATTTGATCCTGAGCTCTCATCCAGGAATACAATAAAAGATGATGGTCCCGATTCTCTGGCTCGATGCATCCTTCATTTCAAAGCGCTGTCCATGCC